GGTTGCATCAGCAGTTTTATAGCATTGTCCAGCATCGGATTTGCACTGGGGAGAACCATCTACTCTCTTGTTAAGTCAAATGGGTGTTCAATATTTTATGGCAGTCGAAAGTAGAAATTGTTGTCATAGTCGATACTGTGGTTATGGCTCAGTACTTCTTAAAGGCTATGTTGGTAAGAACTCTCATCTGGTGTATTGTTTCTTTAAGCCATGACTGCTTGTTCCATTACTTGGTTGAGAGACTCGTTGGATTGGGACCGATCGGCTGTTCCTGAGTTAGAAATTGTTGGATGCCACAAACTGATGTCAACACTAGTGCCTGAAACGTGTAGGTCTTCAGGTAGTGGATCTGGGATGGAATTTGACTAACTATTATCCGCCAAATTGTTTTGGCCAGGGTTTCGATGGGTGATATTAACTGCATTACCTAGTGCGTTCACGTTATTAATGATTTGTGTGACTTCAACAAATTCATTTATCCCAACTCCGTACATTACTTGATTATGGTGAGCAAAAAAATTAACATTTACAATGCGTGTTTCACCCTCGTCGTAACCTAATTATTGTTGTTCATTGTGTGGCCCTTATAAAACAGTGGGATTAGTGTTGAATGATGAATTGTTAATAATTTCGGGTTCGAGCAAAGGCCCAGCGTTAAGCAGAGGGATCTAAATCATGGACAATTCTTAGTCAATGTCATGAGGAACAACTATTGTTTCAAGAGAGACTATTGGTTCAGCTACAACACAACACTTGAAGGGGGAGTGTTATTGTTGTGCTTGGGGTGCATCTACATCAACTGTAGGCAACACTTGTGTTGCTATGTTTCCAACTAACGATATAGGTGTGTCTTTGTTGTACTTCTCTTTCGGAAGTTCATGAATGTATTCATTGTCAGGTTTAACATACTTCACCTTTATCATCTAATTTGAGTCATTCTTGCCATTCTTCTTGTTTTTTTTCTTTTGGAATCTGCTCAACAACACTGTATGAATCAGTGTATTCAGACTGAGTCTCTATTTCGTTAAAGGAAGGTGCAAAGTAATCGAAGTGTCCTGCTAGATCATCCCAATTACCATCTTACCCTACCAATCGAGTTGCACGTGAGAAATGACTGTTAGGAACACAGTTGTGATTATAACCATCATTGTAAAAAACATAATGATTTTCATATTTGCGGGAAAAATCTTACAATACAATCCCTTAGAAATTAGGACAATAATTATATGAATCCCTTTGATTGTCCAATCCTTTTGGAACAGTGTAAACACAGAACGGTATTAATAAGCCCAAGCAGATGCATTACATAACAGCCCCGTTCATCCTTTTATAGTCCATCCATTGATTAACAGCTTGTGAACCCGACGTCATTGATTTTAATAACTCGTACTGGTTAGGATACAACTTAAGACAATTCTCAAGGATGATTGTTCTGTTGCGTGTAACTTCATACCTAACATAGGTTTCAATATCAGAGAACGATAGGGGCTCCATGTCTTCTTTTGGTTTGTACTAACATGCAGCGTAGAGCGCAATAATGCTACAGCATTCAGGTGGGTACTGGTCGAAATCAACGTCAATATAACCCAGCTTTGAGCCTCTTCTTTTATAGTAACAGAGTTTACCATCATTATTCAGGTGTGCTGCTTTCTTCTCGGTCTGTTTCTTGGCACGATCATTTTAGATCTTTTTCCCATCAACATCTTTGTCGTCATTAATTTTTTTGTCACTCGGGTCGTTATTCTGTCTGTACCTATCACGTTGCCTCACAACCTTATTGTTACTAGTTCCGTTCTTGTTGACGTTTACTCGAAACCTGGAATTACGACCGCTCGCAGTTAACTATTACATTTTGTTACGTATTTTTTTCCCGATTAACATGTTATCATAACCGACAATTGTCTTCAAAACATGTTATATTGATAACTTGTCCCTGCTTTCGAGTGATCTTAAAAAACGTCTATATTCATCTTGTTCAATATACCCTGTCATGTCCATCTTGAAAACGCGATCCATATTAAGGATACGATTCATGAGATGACGATTCTCATCTATTGATCTTTCAATAGATAAAAACATCTTGCTATACCTGCGTTTTATGTTTATTGTTATCGAATTGATTGCGCGTAGTTGTTTGGAGGAGGGAAAAACTCCATTGAATACTATTTTAGTCTCAGCATCAATCTACTGCTACATTTTGTGTTGTAATCTTACGGTTGCCCTGTTTGCTTAATGCAAGGTTGCTTGATGCACATATTCTTTTAAATATCTAAATTGTTGAGCGATAAAATTACGTAGGCGAAAAACGCCAACGAATGGGTCGTTATAGTTAGGACATACCTTCATAAAGTGTTCAATGTTCTTGTAACGGTCATCAAATTTTACATCTCTAGCGGCAAAAAACTTGAACACATATGGCAGGACAACGTTACCTAGCTTATTACCGCTTTGGATTT